TCACGCAAAAGTCACTATGGCAAAAACAACAAAGCCACCCGAAGGTGGCTAAGTCATTGAAAAATATGGTCGGGACGGAGTGATTCGAACACTCGACCCCTAGCACCCCATGCTGGGGCCTGTACGTACGCAACCATATGAATAATAACGAAAACCGCCCCTAAACGTGCCTGCAAAATACGGCGTTTCCTGTGATTTTGCAAACGAAAACACGCGGACTCCAGCGTAGGTTTTGCGCACGCGTCCGGCGTTCTGCCGACCTCTACCACCCCTCTTCTCTGCACCACCGCAGACCTCGAACAATAGCGGGCTATCAGATCTTCAGATCCGGATAGGGGCAGATTTCGCCTGGCGGGGATGAGCTCGCGCTCAGCTCACGGTGCCAATAGCCAACGTCATGCCATTGGCCGAGCTTAAAACCCACATTTGGATAAGTGCCGATGTGTCGAAAACCGAGCAGTTCATGCAGCGCAACACTGCCGGGATTAGGCTGCGATATGCCTGCATAGGCGGACCGGAAGCCTTGACGGGCCAGTATCGGCAGCAGCGCTTCATAAAGCGTGCGGCCCACACCGGTCCGACGTTCGCTCTCGCCTATGTAGACCGTGACATCTACCGCCCAACGATAAGCAGTGCGGGCCCTGTGCTGGCTGGCATAGGCATAACCGACCACTCGGCCCTCCCGGATCGCGACCAAGTAGGGATACGTCCGCAGCGTGGCGGCCATACGCTGTTGGATCTCTTCAACGCCGGGGGGCGCCTCTTCGAACGAGATCGCGGTCTCGGATACAACCGGAGCATAGATAGCTTGGATCGCTGCCGCATCCTCCAGTCGCGCCGTTCGAATTTCAATTCCAATCTTCATCACGACCTCAAATCGAGCGCTGATTTACCCGAGCCATTAGCTGTTCGGCAGTTTCCTTGCGCTCAGAGTAGCGGTCCACCAGATAAGCCTGGCGGTCACGCAAAAGTACGGTGAATTTGACCAGCTCTTCCATCACGTCAACGACCCGATCGTAATACGCAGAAGGCTTCATCCGGCCGGCCTCATCGAACTCCATGTAGGCCTTCGGCACCGAGGACTGATTGGGGATGGTGAACATCCGCATCCAGCGCCCCAGCACGCGCAGCTGATTTACTACGTTGAAGGACTGCGACCCGCCACACACCTGCATTACCGCCAGGGTTTTGGCCTGTGTAGGGCGAACGGCTCCAAGTTCGAGCGGTATCCAGTCGATTTGCGCCTTGAACACAGCCGACATTGCACCGTGCCGTTCCGGTGAACACCAGACCTGGCCCTCAGACCATAACACCAGCTCGCGCAGTTCTTGGACCTTGGGATGATCCACCGGAGCGTCGTCCGGCAGAGGTAGTCCAGAGGGGTTGAACAGGCGCGTCTCTGCACCGAAATACTCCAGCAGACGCGCAGCCTCCTCCGCTAACAGACGGCTGAACGAGCGCTCGCGTGTCGACCCGTAAAGGAGGAGGATGCGCGGTCTGTCATCGCTCATGCTGGACGCGGCCTGCATGCCGTCGAAGAGTGAAAGGTCGAGATTAGGGAGTTCCTCTTGCATGTATCCTCCTTTCAAAGGCCGCCGATTCGATCAAGCTCGCGCTTTAGCTCATCGCGACTGAGGGTGCTGAAAGGGAGCGCGATAAACGCCCTGCACCGCTCCTCGATCCGGGCGAGCGTTGCGCGGAAAGCGACGTCAACTGTTGCTTCATCACCCTTCACCTCGGATGGATCTTCCAGACCCCAGTGGGATTTGACCGCCGGCCCAAAATAGACCGGACAGCTCTCGTTCGCCGCTCTATCGCATACGGTAATGACGATATCCGGCGGGTTGCCCTCGAAGGCATCGTTACCTTTGCTGGTCAAGCCGTCTGTGGCAATACCGGCTTGCTGAAGTGTGGTGAGGCTACGTGGCAATACCTGACCTTTGGGAAAACTGCCCGAACTGACTGCCTCAAATCCCTGAGGCGCAAGGTGATTGAACATGGCTTCCGAAAGGATGCTACGGCAGCTATTCGCCGTGCACATGAAAAGAACTCGCATGGGTTTGCACCTTTCGCGTGATTGATGGAGTGAACTCAGACTTACTGCCCGAACTTTGAGCATGAGCGGCGAAATGTCAGCAACACGAAACTGCCCGCAATGGCCTCCCATTCATGCTCAGCAAGCGATGAGCATTGTGGTGCAGCCACTGGGCATTAGCATTCAACGTCAGCTGCAACACCTCACTAATCCACGCGGGAAGGTGCGGATTCAGACGGTAATAAACCCACTGCCCCTGGCGGCGATCCAGCAAAAGACCGCTGCTGCGCAGTTGGGCGAGGTGACGGCTGATCTTCGGCTGGCTTTCCTCCAGCGCAAACATCAGCTCGCAAACGCAGAGCTCACCTTGGCTCGCGATCAGTAGAGTGGCCCGCGCGCGTGTCTCGTCAGATAGGCTTTTAAACACTGCGTCTGGAGTGATCATGGCGGTATCTTGGAATAGGGATATATGAATATACGGATATCCATATGCACTTATCAAGATGTTCGTGATCAGAGCGGCGCTTTGCCCGTTCGTGAGGTCCATACTTCGCTCAAAGACTCCGTCAAGAGAGTTCGCAATGGGAATGACTCACGGGGTTCGCCGATCAGCCCCTCTCCCCAACTGCGGCTCGTCACCAACGCTGGCTTTTTTCCCATCGCCTCGATTACTGTATATCCAAACAGTATTGGAGAACTGACAGTGTCCACCGACTACGACGCCGAGAATGTGCAACTGATCGAAATTGAAAATGAAGTGTTGCGGGAGGAGGTAGGACGGCATCGCCAAAATGTTGAGCGACTAGTCGAGATGCTAACCGCCGTCACCGACGAGCGTGATCAACTGCGGAGGCAGATCGCTGCAACGGGACAGACATCATTAGTGATGCGGATCGGTGAGATGTCGAGCCTAAGCCAGACTACCCAGCAGCTGTATCAGCAGAACCGGCACCTTCAGGACATGCTGGTAAAGCTGGCCGATCCAAGCAACCAGCCACCGCCTTTTTGAAAGCGTTCATGAGTCCTTGATGCCCATGCTCAATTTCTGTCGTGGTCCCGGATACTGTAGGTGACCACACCCCAAACCTCGAATTCGTTGTTCTCCAGGATAAATCGCGGAGGGTACTTAGGGTTTGCAGATCGGAGCACCGGCATCCCGGCCGTAAACGTCAGGTACTTCACCGTAGGCTCTCGGTCGATCAGCGCAATAACGATGTCTCCGGCTGCGGGGTCCAGCCCTTTGTCGACAATGAGGATGTCACCGGAAAAGATGCCGGCACCCTCCATGCTGTCGCCTTCTACCTTTATCAGGTATGTGCCAGGCGCGCGGATGTTGAGCAGCTCATCGAGGGATATCTTCGCGTGATCTTCAAGCATGGTCGGCTCCCTCACGCAAAGCGGCACCACCACGATTGGAAATAGAAAGCTCCGTCTACCTCCTCGACACCGGTGATGTTCAAGCCCGTCGTCCCCAGACCAGTTACCTTTGCGTCCAGCAGTCGCGGCAGAATGTCAGGTCCGTCCCCCGTCTTCATGATGAACGCCTCGACCGTGACACGGCCCAGGGTGCTGTTGCCTGATTCATTCATTTGAACGTCACCCTTTATAGGTGTGGCGTCTCTGACCTCTTTCGCAGTCAGTGCCACTCCAAGGCGTCGGCGAGGGGTTACTAGGAAGTGCATGGCTGCCGCTCAAATACTGTACATGCGTACAGTTAACGAGAAGCGCGGGGATGGGTCAATACTGTATGGGATGACATCCGACAGGTTGATAGGCTCGGTGAGGTTGGCTAGGATTGTCCTACCAACGGAGCAGTGATCAACACAAATGGAGGAAGGATGCCGTTTAATAATCGGTCCCAAAGACAGCTAGCAAGCCTGCGCCGGATGCGCGAATGGCACCTTGCCCAAGCACTGCGCGCCAACGCCGACGGCAAGAAGCAGGAGGCGGATTTTCATTTCCGGTACTACGACCTGCTCGGTCCGGCCGTGGAAGTACCGACAAGTGAATTTCGCGACTAGCTGTCGCCTTGTACCTCTCAAACAGAGTTTCCTCGACCCGAAGATCGAACATTCTGAGCTACGCATCAATCACCGGCACGATTCATGTCTGGTCGACAGATGTTTCACCAGTTCGCCCATGCCTCCTCCCAGTCCGGCATTTCTACCTTTTGATTGGCCAGTGCATGCGTGCAGTCGCTCAGGTACTGGATGCGGCCATCAGTGACAAACGAGTGGCAGACCTTCCCGAATCGGCTGGCGTATACCGCGTTTCTCCCGCCTTTCTCGTAGATCGAGTCGTACTCGGCCTCTTCTTCGGGCGTCATCACGCTACGCCCGTCAGGAGCACCTGTAGTTCGGGCCAGCACAGATGGCGTGAAGCTCGGAGCGTCGGGGTTTCCGTTGTAGCCCCAGTTCGGCCCGGGCGTATTCGGCGAATTGACGTGGATGCTGTGCGGTCCATTGCAGCCAGGACAGAAGAACCAGATCGAGCCGTCCACCGCGCGCCCCAGGCACTTACCAATCGTCTCGATGCTCATGCCAATGCCCTACGCACACCCTCGGCGATCACCGGCGCTGCGTACGGCACCCCGCCGTTTTCATGCTGGATGATTCCCGTAGTGATAGCGATCAGAGTGCGGTAGTTGCCTAGATCGATTGGCTGATTCGGCGCAACGCCCACCTTGGCGGATACAGCCTTGATGTACGACTCAGTGTCGTTTTCGACTCCAGGTGCCCAGCGGCTGATCACCTCGCGCACGGTGTCGATACCTGGCCCACCGATGCCCGGCTGCCCATCTTTACCCCGGTAGGCCAGCACCAGCTTGGCAAGCGCACGGATACCGTTCTCGGCGGTGTCGAACCGAGCGAATCGCTTCTCGATCGCCGGATCCGGCGCCAGTTGGCCCTGCCACTGATTGCGCGGGTTGTAATCGATATTGCCGGGGTTGTTGTTACGTACCCCTCGGGTAACTGATGGCATTCACTTTTCTCCAGGCAAAAAAATACCCGCTCAATGGCGGGTCCGGTCGCGCGTTGCGATCAGATGGTGTCAGGCGCCAGCGCGGCGGGATCTGCGGCGATGTCGGGGATAGCAGGCGCGCTCGGCCAGATAGGTGCGGCTGGCCATGTAGCTTGAGTCGCGACCTTGCCCAGCTGGAACTTGTATGCCTTCCAGGCTTTCAGGCTGATGGTCAGCGCGGCCAGTTCGGCCTCGTCTTCTTCGGTGGCCTCGCCGCTGTCCACGCCGTAACCGAGCGTGTCCACTCGATCCTGAATGCGCGCGATCTGGGCGGCAGCTGCAGCGTTGCGCGATGAAAGCTCAGCCTTGGCAGTGTCGAGAGCGAGCGCGGCGGCCGCCGCATCTTTCATGGCCTTGGTAATCAGTTGGCTCCAATCGATGTTCATTGCTGGGCCTCGATAATTGGGAATTTCTCAACCGCCGGAACCGGCAGTGGTTGCGGCAAACTAACTTCGCCGTCCAGGACGTTGGCCAGCGGCACAGGGTAAGCCTGCTCCTGGCTGTAGTTGATCGGCAGTGGTAGTCGCAATGTCAGCAGCAGATCAGCACCGACCCGGTCAACTGGCCCGCCAAACCACTGAGAATCGACGGCGCCCAGCGGCAGCGTGTCGCCGTCGGCCATGCGTGAAAAGTCGAATACCTCGCCATTGACGGTAAGCACGTCACCGGACTTGACGACGGTGAGCGCTTCATCGGAGCGAAACGGGGATAGATTTATGATCATCAGTACCATCTTCCTTTAGCTATTAAGCCGATTCGATACACCTGGTTCACGCTAAAGTTTGCCGTTACGGTCACAGCGCCGTTAGTGCCAAGGTTTGCGCTCAGTCGCGAACAGGCAAACGAATCGCTGCTTTCAGCGAATTGCAAGGTCGCCACGACGGTAGCCGTGTTGCCAATGAACGCGATGGGCGGCGTCCAGAAGGCAGATGCGGTCACGTTCGCCCCCGCAGGGCCAAACCCAAGATTTCGCAACCAGCATTCCTGCGTGCCGTCCGCGAACCGCACATAGCTGCCGTTTGCGTTGGAACCGCTTTCGACAATGTTCTTGCCCCCCAGTTGGATCCCCGCCGGTACGTTCAAGACCCCGGCGTAGCTGTACGTCATGAACGGTCCACCGGCGGAATTGTTCGCATTGACCGTGCGCCAGCTGAATCCTCCGGTACCGCCGCCTTGGTTGCAGGTATACGAGACGGCACCGGACATCCCACTGCCGTTGGTTTCGTTCCAACCAATGTATGCGCCTTGGGCGTTCGGTGTTGCGCCCGTAACCGCAGCGCGCAAGCTGCCAAACACAGGGTTCAGGGCCACACCGCCGGCCAGCGGCATCGCACCAAGCGAGCTAAGCAAGGTGGCGTTCGAGTCAGCAGCGACACCCGTGCCCCCCTTGTTCAGCGGCAGGGTGTCGTAATTACCGGTGGTCCCCAGCGCTGCCATCTTCTGGCCGAACTGATTGACCAGCCCACGGAGGGCATCGGCCGAATCTTTGACGTAGCCCTGCATCGGCGCCAGCGCATAGGCACCTGCGCCATTCGTGGCACTTTGGTAGACCGGCGAGATGGCCAGCACTGTCTCGCTGGAAATATTGACTACTTCATACCAACGCCCATCCGGCCCAAGGAAGGCATCGCCGACGCGCCCGTTTGAGGCAAAGGCAGTGCCTGCACCGGTCACAACGTTGGAATTTTGGACGACAGTAACCGTCCCGGTTTTGTACCAGGGCATTGATTATCTCCGAAGGTTTAACGTGTTGCGCAGGTCAAGCGCTGAGCTTTGCGCAAAGGAAAGGCCGGTGGCCTTGGTCGGTCCAGGCAGCGGTAGCCAGGCTGTACAGCAATATCCTTCCGCCTGTGTAATCCACTCCGATCGCGCATCCGCCACCGTTGGCAGAGTTGTGGCAAGGCATAGCAAAGGGATTGAGGGAGAGGTATTCGCCGGGGCCGAGGAGCTTGCTGATCGACCAGACATATCGGCGACCTACTGTCAGCTGTTCGGCGCCCACATACGCCCAGTTGCCGGCGGCGAAAGTCACGGTCACCGCCGGTGCGCCGCTGTCGTAGATCAATGCTGCGTTGGCATCCCAAACCCGCATTCCAAAGGAAGACGTGCCCATAGACGCCCAGGCCGCCGCGAAATACTGCCCGCTCAACGTCCCGTTCACGTTTGACGCCTTTATGGAAAACCCGGTCCAGTTACCCGGCCCGCCGGTGAACCAGACTGATATCGGAACCTGAATCACCCCGGTTTGATCTGGTCTGATAAACACCAAGGGCGGATCGGTACTCGTTATGGCTCGAGGAAATACCGCATTCGCCGTATTGGTACCTGAATAGCTCCCCTTGGTCAGCATGCAAAGGCGTGGTGCCTCTGAGTCGATCTGAACATAGGAGCTATCGTTGATGCACAAAAAGCCGAAGCTCATATCCCGAACCTCACTGCATAGGCCTTTGCGACGACTCTGGTTTGGTTGGTGTTGGCAAGGTTTGCGGAAGGGTTGGCCGATCTCACCACCACCTGCCCCATAGCCGTGGAGACATATGGATAGGACTTGAGATTTGCCGT